GGTAATGGTATTAACGCAACCGCAGACATTACGATTCAAAATGGTGTAGCTATTGGAGCTACCATTGTTAATGGTGGTAAAGGATATGCACTTGGTGATATTCTACAACCCATCAGTATTGGTAACCTTTCTCTTGGTGAAGGTATGAAACTTTCTGTAAATGATATTTACGGAGAGAATGAGTTAGTTATCGAAGGTGTTCAGGGCACATTCTCTACTGGTGTAAATGATGGTCTTCTCTATACCAACAATAGTGGTGTAACTACGGCTCTCAACTATCCTGGAGTTGTTGCTCCAGTATCACCTATTAGAGAAGTTAGTGATGGTCTTCACTTTAAAGTATTCCATAGAAATCACGGGATGCACGCAACTGGTAACGTTGTAACTCTTAGTGGATTGAATACTAAAACAAAACCAACTACACTAACTGCTGAGTATTCACTCACAGCTACTACGGCTATCTCAATTGCTAGTTCTATCTCCCCAACCAACTTCGGTGAGTTTGAGGGTATTGGAGTTGGGGCAACTAACCCTGGATATGTGAAGATTGGTAGTGAGGTTATTAAGTATACTGGAGTGGCTGGAAACACCCTTACAGGTATCACTAGAGGTATTGATACCACACAGGTTGGTAGACACACTGTAAACAACCTTGTTTATAAGTATGAACTCAATGGTGTGTCATTGAGAAGGATCAACAGAACTCACAACCTCAACGAAACTACCAATAACGAAAGAATTACTCTTGATACTTATGATCTCAAACTTGATATGAGTGATACTGATATTGGAGTAAATCGTAGTGGATCTGGACTGAAAAAACTCTTCTTCAACGAAACCATCGAAGGTGGTGGTCCTACTGGTAAGGCAACATACAATATTCCTTTTGAGATGATCATTCCTAAAATCAACACCATGGAACCAACAGGTACTAATATCTCACCTTCTGTTAGGACAACTAGTGGCACATCTGTATCTGGTAGTGAACCATCATTCGTTGATAAAGGATTTAATGAAGTTTCCTTGAGACAGGAAAACTTCTTCTCCGAACCAAGAATTGTGGCTTCTGGTGTTAATGAGAATCTTTACCTGGATGAACTTCCTGGCAATAAGTCATTCACAATGAACTTGGACCTAATCACTGATGATACAAGAATTTCACCAGCTGTTGATATTAATCAAGCTTCTGTCATCTTTACTACAAATAGAATTGATGAACCTATTAGTGATTACGCTAACGATCCTAGAGTAAATTCTACAACGAATGATCCTAATAGATTCTTCTATGTAACTAAGAATATAGCTCTTGAGAATCCAGCATCGGCTTTACAAGTGTTCTTGGATGGATATGTACCACTTGAATCAGATTTGAGATGTTTCTACGCACTCAATCAAGATGGACCTGTTGATAGTGCAATCTTTGTTCCTTTCCCTGGTTTTGGAAACTTTAATCCAAATGGAACTATTCTAAGTCAAGGAAATAGTAATGGAAATTCTGATCTAAGTGTACCCAAAGTTGATCTTGTTACTCCCAAACCTAATATTAGTGCTTATAAAGAATATAAGTTTAGTGTAGATCAACTACCTTCCTTCAAATCATTTAGGATCAAGGTAATTGGTACTTCTAGGAATCAAGCAACGGTTCCAATGATTAGAAACTTCAGAGCGATTTCACTAGCATAATGAGCAAGATTCCGGTCAAAGATCATAGAAATCTGTATCGCGATGGTTCTTCAACGGCCATTGTGAATACAGATAGTGTAGGATATCAAGCCTATGTTGCAAACAGAGAGAAACTTCTCACTGATAAACAAAGAATTGATAACTTAGAAAGTACAGTAGAAGAGATCAAAGGTGATCTCACAGACATTAAGAATCTACTGGTACAACTAGTAGATAAATAGAAAAAAAGTTGTTTAAATAATGGCTCAACCTACCAATAGACAAGAATTAGTTGACTATTGTCTTAGACAACTTGGTGCTCCTGTATTGGAAGTCAACGTTGCCGAAGAACAGATTGACGATCTAGTTGATGATGCTATTCAATACTTTCAGGAAAGACACTTTGATGGTGTAGAGAAAGTATATCTAAAATATCAGATCACACAAGGTGATATTGATAGAGGAAAGGCAAGACCAGGTGATTCATCGGTAGGGATTGCTTCTACTAGTGCAACTACTAGTATTGTTGGAACTGCTACAACATTCACATACTATGAGAATAGTAACTACCTACAAGTTCCTTCTAATATTATTGGAGTCAATAAAGTATTCCAATTTAATTCCACCGCAGCTGGATCTGGAATCTTCAATGTCAAATATCAGTATATGTTGAGTGGTGTCAACCTATGGGGTGGTGCTGGATTCGACCTATTGTCATATTCGATGACTATGAGTTATTTGGAGACAATGAACTTTCTCCTCAATACTCATAAACAGATTAGATTTAATCAAAGATCTGACAGGATGTATCTAGATGTTGACTGGAACAACTTACAAGTGGACGAGTTCTTGATTATTGAGTGTTACAGAGGACTTGATGGAGAAGATTACTCAAGACTCTGGAATGATTCTTTCTTAAAACCATATCTAACTTCACTTATTAAGAGACAGTGGGGCATGAACTTAATCAAGTTCCAAGGTGTGAAACTACCTGGTGGTATTGAGTTCAATGGTAGACAAATTTATGATGATGCTGAAAAAGAATTAGAGACAATTCGCGAGAGAATGACATATAATTATGAACTTCCTCCTATGGATATGATTGGTTGATATGGCACTTAATCCTTTCTTTTTAAACGGTACGAAGTCAGAACAAGGTCTCGTACAAAGTCTTATCAACGAACAGTTGAGGATGTATGGTGTTGAGTGCTATTATTTGCCTCGTAAGTATGTCACAACTAACACAGTAATCAAAGAAGTTATAGAATCTAAGTTCGATTCTGCATATCCCTTAGAGGCATATCTGGATTCTTATGAAGGATTTGGTGGTCAAGGAACACTTTTATCCAGATTTGGTATCGAAGATAAGGATGATTGCACTTTAATCATCTCCAGAGAGAGGTATGAGAATTACATTTCCCCTTTAATTGAAAATTTACCCAATATTGAGCTCTCTTCACGTCCAAAAGAGGGAGATTTGATCTACTTTCCTCTTGGAGACCGTATTTTTGAGATAAAATTTGTAGAACATGAGCAACCTTTCTACCAATTAAAGAAAAACTACGTCTATACACTCACTTGTGAACTATTCCGTTACGAAGATGAGGTTGTAGACACTGGAATTGGTAAAATTGATGATAATTTGGTTGATTTTGGTTATATTCAAACTCTAAACATGATTGGAGCAGCTGTAACAGCTACTGCAACTGCTGGAATTTGTACTTTGGGTGCTGTAAATCTCATCAGTATGTCAAATATGGGTAAAAGGTACTCATATAGACCAGAAATTGGGATCTCTTCCTCACCAGGAACGACCACAGTCGGTATTGCATCTATCACTAATGAATTTATCCAGTGTGATGGAATGTATGGTGGTATGATTGATGCTATCGATCTAGTAAATGCCGGTTGTGGATACACTGTCAAACCTATGGTGAGCATCACTCCATCTGGAAATGATGATGGTAGTAGTGCTACAGCAACTAGTGGTATCTCAACTAATGGTTCTATTCAGTTTGTAACTATTACAGGTGGTGGTTCAGGATATACTACAAGTCCAAACTTTACCTTTGTTGTTGGTGGTGGAAATACTACGGGTGTTAGTACTGGATTTGGTTATGGTGTTATCAATAACGCTGGTGTTGTTACCGCAGGTTACATCAGATATGGTGGTGAAAACTATAATCTTACAGGAGTTACAACTGTNACTAGTGTGACCATTGATAATCCTGTCGGACTGGGAGCTACTGTTGGTGTTGGNACTTTCATCTTNAATGAAGTTGTTACTGGTGGAACCTCAGGAACCACAGCTAGAGTCAACTCTTGGAATGAAACAAGTCTTGAACTTACCATCAAGGTGGTTGATGGAACATTCTCAGGAAATGAACTTGTTATTGGACAAGAGTCCGGTGCATGTTATGCCCTTAGATCACAGATTGTTGATGACTTAGTTACACCATTTGCAGACAATGATAATATCCAAACAGAATCAAATAAGATACTTGATTTCACTGATAGTAATCCTTTTGGGGATCCTTAAATATTATCTTGTTAAATAGTAGTATATCTAAACTACAGGACGATGTTTGAGTATTTCTATAATGAGATTCTTAGATCCACAATTATTGGGTTTGGATCACTCTTCAACGGTATAGAAGTTCAACACCAGAACGACTCAGACCAAGCCGTGAGTGTGATTCAGGTTCCCATTGCTTATGGACCTACTCAAAAGTTTCTTGCTCGTATGCAACAAGAAGCTAATCTGAATCGTCCTACTCAGATTACTCTTCCTCGAATGTCATTTGAGTTTAAATCACTCACTTATGATCCTTCAAGGAAAACAACAAAGAATCAAACATTTGTAACTAGAACACCTGACGGCAGTGAGATTAAGAGAGTATATTCTCCTGTCCCATATAACATGGGATTTGAACTCTCTGTTTATACGAAACTGAACGATGATATGTTACAGATCGTTGAACAGATTCTTCCATACTTTCAACCACAATACAATCTCTCAATCAAGTTTCTTGGAAATTTGAATGAGATTAGGGATGTTCCCGTTGTTCTTGATAGTGTGAATATGGATGATGACTATGAGGGTAACTTTGAAACTCGAAGAGCTTTAGTTTATACTCTTCAATTCACAGCTAAGACCTATCTATTTGGTCCTATTGCTGATGTGTCAGGAGACATTATCAGAAAGGTTACCGTTGGTTATATTGCTGGTTCCAAAGGTGGTGGAGTTGCAACAAGAGACCTTACATATCAGGTNACACCAAGAGCTACTAAAGACTATAACAATAGTTTGATTAGTAACTTGGATGAGGATGTTGATATCTCACAAACAACTATCAAGATCACAAATCCTGGTGGTGTTACTGAGAACACTTATGTTTATGTTGGTACTGAAGAGATGTTCGTTGAGAAGATTGTTGGTGACAACATAAGAGTTAGAAGAGGTCAGGATAATACCAAGGCTTCTATTCATGTTCTTGGTACAGATGTTTATAGTATCACCAAGGAAGATAACAAGTTGATCGAATTCGGAGATGACTTCGGATTTAGTGGTAGTGTTTTTTGAGGTAATCCATGACTAAGTATGAGAAACTTGATGAAGCTTTTGATGTTGAGCCCACAGAAGTAGAAGTAACGGAAAGGAAGATTGAAAGGATCAAATCCGGTTCAGAGGATATCAAGAGAGATTACGAATACACCAGGGGTAATCTCTATTCAATCATTGAGAAAGGGCAAGAAGCTATCGATGGCATCCTTGAACTGGCTCAAGAGAGTGAGATGCCTCGTGCGTATGAAGTCGCAGGTCAGTTAATTAAGAATGTGGCAGATGCCACAGACAAACTCCTAACACTCCAACAGAAGTTAAAGGATGTTCAGGAAGAGAAAGATACTAAAGGTCCAACCACTGTAAACAATGCATTGTTTGTTGGTTCTACAGCTGAGTTACAGAAACTCTTGAAGAACAACACACCAGATAAATAACTAAAAAGATAATAAAATGGCTACCCCGTCAGTCAATATTGTTATACCACAAGCTTCTGATTTTAGTTTTACACATATCTCTAAAAATTCTGATGGAAGTCTAAAGAATTTGAATGGTTTCACTGGAGAATCAAAGTTGAAGAAGCATTCAACTTCTCCAACATCCCATTCCTTCACTGTTGGAATTAACACTATCACATCTGTGGTATCTCTTGCCATGACTTCTGGTGTATCTGTAAATATTAAATCGGGAAGATATCTTTACGATGTAAGAATCACATCAACTGGTGGTTCTGTAGAAAGAATCCTTGAAGGAACAGCAGAAGTCACAGCAGGAATCACTACTTAATTTGATAAAGAAGTAGAGGAGATAAATAGTATTTCAGGGAGAGAAATCCCAAAGTACTGCACTAATAGAATGCCCAACGAAGACCTGCCGTCAATAAATGATATAGTAGAAGAGAGCAACTTGCCCTCTTACAAAGATTTTATCGAAGTCAAACAGGAACAGGAACTTCCTTCTGTTGAGGAATATATTGAAGAGAAAGTTGTAGAAACGTTAGAAGAAAAAAATATTGAAACTGTTCTATCAGAAACTACACCAGAGTGGTCAGAATTAGTACGCCTTGTAAATGACGTAAGAAAGGATATACCGGAAATACCGGAGATTAAGTATTATGATGAGCAACTAAAAGAATTAAGTGATAAATTATCACAAATTCAAGATTTAAATGAAGACAAATTAACTGAAATTGAATCAAAAATAC